TCCGCAGCAAGATAATTGTTATCAAATAATAATTATTATCCGTTATGTCAAACAGCGCAAGAAATATGCAAGGCAACCGGCCACAGCACAGCATTTAATAGCCCCTGTATGGCTATATAAGGCATTTGAAAAGGAACGGGCAAAAGAGAGGCAGGGCTATAGCAGCCGTGGAAACATTTCCACAGCAGGGAAAAGGCAAAGGAAAATATTTCATTCGCTGTAACGCAAAGCAATAAGCAAAGAGCAGAAAATCCAACTTGTCAGAAATCTGACAACATGAAAATAGAAAAAGTTGACACTAAAAAAGAACTTGCCAAAATAGCAGGCATATCGCCTTGTACCGTTTGGTTTTACAGGGGTTTAAGAATGCGAATATTATTGAATAAGTGTGTTTACAGTTATTTACAAATAATATGGGGAATAGGTTAAAGGGAAAAGGGACTTATTGGGTAATCAGTTTCACCGCCCATGAATAAACCTTATCAATTAATAATGATTATCCATTACGAATAATTATAGATACACCCCAGGCAATGCGATTGCGGGCGCATTTGCCTTACCGTTCATTGTGTTTTTGTATCTTTTTTATAGAATAGGGGAAGGAGTTTGCCGGAACTGTAAAGCTGGTAGCGGGATACTTAAAGGATAAGCGGAAGCGGGAAGCCGTATGTGCGTAGGCTTTGAAGCAGTATGGTTAATATGTTTAAACTTTAATAACCAGGGCGTTTTTCCCTATGCTTTAATGCCCCTTAAGCCCTGTATTATCAAGGCTTTAGCCCAATTATCCCAAATCTTTATTTTGTATAATTAGAAACGTAGCAATATCAAGGCTTTGCGGGCTTTTTGCCCTGTTACAAGGGTAAATGTAGGGGTAAAAATGCCCCCGGAAGCGGCAGCCAGGCCCTTGTGTTTGGGGGAAGCAACCCCCGGGGGGGCATCCGTCACGCCAGCGGAAGAGTAAGCCCCCACGAAAATATCCCTGTCTATTGGGCCCTTTTTTACGGTGTGTTTTATCGATAAACTTATTCGTTATTAGAAAGGCTATGTTTCCACCCTTACAACATAGCAAATTAACGGGGGTAACATTTTCACAAGGAAGCTAGCAATTTCAATGGTTTGAGGCCATTTTGAGGTAGGATATTTTTGGCCGCTATAGCAGAAACCAAATAGACCAAAAACACCCCTTAATACATTGGTATTATTACGCTACAGCGTTTTACTATGTGTCCATTATATGGATATATCAGATTGCAGACCTGTCTTATATTTCTTTCCTGTACCTTAGTCGTATCGATATTGGGGTTTTTAGCCCGGTAGGATTACCTTATAAGGCAATTTACATACGGAAATGGTATCCAGCCCTGTTCCTGTGTGGCTTTGAGGGCATTTTAGGGTGGTATGGACGGGTATCCCACCCCCCCTGTTGAAATAGGGGATTAAGTCGAAGTCAAATTACCAGCATTGACATAAAATGTAACGAGATATAAGATAAAAATAAGGGGACAAACTATTCCCGAAGGAGGCGATTTGATTGAAAAAGTTTATTATAGGCTTCATAGTTGGGGCATTAATGTTTGGTATAATACCCGTTATGGCACAAGAAGGATTAACCGTTGTGCCGAACCCGTTCCCCGTAGTGATTGACGGGGTGGTAACGGAAGTTGAGGGGTATAACATAAATGGATACACATTCCTAAAACTTGCCGACTTTGGCAAGGCGGGGCTGACGGTTAAGTTTAACGAAACGGATAAACAGATTGAAATAAGCAGTACAGAAAAAGCAATTATCACACCGGAACCCATACCGGACAAAGGGGATGATGTTGTGAGTGATGTTGAAAAGTTTGAGGAAAATGGGTATCAGGCCATACGCAAGGATGGGGTTGTGTATTATCTTAAATTAAGCATCCTTGATAAAATATATCCCGAATACAATATCGGATATGACAATGGCAATGTATTTTTGGTAAAGTACAACGATAAAAACAAGGATGGATATACTGTGTTGCTTGATAATATTCCCTTCAAGATATTTGAGGATAGAACTTATATCGAAAAAGAATTTTATCTTAATACCATGCTCCCATTAATTAAATAAAGGGCCTTGCGGCCCTTTTGTCTATCCAAATACTGCGACAGGCGGAATATCTATTCTTTGTTGGTTAGCGAATATTGCTTTACCTCTAGCATTTATGGTAATAGCTCCACCGGCAGGGTCATAACCAATATAAGGCGCACCTGTTTCTGAACCCCATCGGATGCCACTATCCCAAGTTGTGGGGGATAAAATAAGCCATTCACCGATTATTGCATCTTTGGTAACATTAATATCCGTATCTGATGTTATACTTCCACCTCTAATTTCACCGCCGATTATCAACGGGCTTTCAATCCTTGTGCTGTCTATATACGTTGACTTGATATAGCTTGGCAGGGTCGGGATTGACGGCTTGCTTGTAACTTGGCTCCAACTTATAGTCGCATCAGGACCCATAACCACATTACGGCCTACCTCAAGGTTTTCTATTTGTGCCGTGGTTATCTTCGCTTCGTTGGTGGTTATCTTTTTGGCCTCAATGCTTATTATCTTACCATCAACGATAGTCATGTCCTCGATACTATGCCCGCTAAACCGCCCGCCTTCGGTGAATTTACCGTCAATGAAGCCCGTCACCCCAAACGCCGCTTTGAGGTTTTCCTCAAACCTTTCAAGCGGGTCGCCTATTTCCAGTTCACAGTCCCAGGGCATGAACAGGTTATACTTATGCCTTATAATTCTTACCCTTGGGCTATCCGGGGCGACACTGGGGTCTATTACGTCCACCATATCGCCTAAAGTAAATTCCTCATGTTCATATTCGGGCAACGTCCGAAGGTCGGCAATTTTAACCCTATACAAATACCTTGGCCTACACATTAATTCGAGTTCAATAGTCGCTTTTTCAAGAAGCTCCTGCGGGTCGTAAATGTCCTGGTTTTTGTATATAGCCGTGAATTCTTTGTCGGTAAAGCTATTGTTTGTAAGGTATTTCTTGCCGTTATTCACGCTTGCAATATCAAGGTCGTCATGCCCGAATGCGTACAGTTTGGTTACAATTCTGTTGCTTTGGGTCCTTGTGATATGCTTTAAGTTTTTGGCATACCGTATCTGAAAACCTGTATAGGGCTGCCATGTATTGCCGTAACGCAGGGAAACGGTCTTGTTTTCGCTATCCCAAACAAGGTAGCCACCCCATTTGTTCTGTATCTCTTTTATAAGCGTAAGCCTGCTTACCTTTTCCATTTCGATATCGTGTATGCCCGGTACGTCCACCGTGCCCAAAGTCCAGCCCGAACCGTCCAATACGGCGTACAGCGCATGGGCAGCACTGCCGACAGGGTAAAGGCCGCCCGATAGGTCTGTACCGCCGCCAACTATTATAGCCGTCAAATCGGCAGGGTTTGAAATAGTGGGGTCGTTGCAGATATATGGTTCAGGGTATTGCGTGCCCAATTCAGCCCACCGTTCAACCGCCATTACTTTTGTCCACAGCTTATTATTCTCGTCCCTTACAGTGTCGATAGCCTCGTTTTTAAGCAAGGTATACACCCGCCCGCCTGCATGTATTTCACATTCGGGCGTAAGGGCCGACAGTTTAGGCGAAGTTGCGGGCAGCATGAATTCAAGCGTGCTTTCGCCGTTAAGTCTGGCATCGGGATAGCACTCCTTAAGCCCGTCTGCCTGCGGCGAAAGGTAGGTTTTCTTACCATCATGTTTAACGATTATATATTTAGGTATCTGCATGAACTATCACCGCCTTATCGTAAATTCTTGACATCCCTCATAAGGTTTTTTGCAACCGTTTCTGTAATCTCAGCGCCGTCTTGTATTGAGGGGGAATAATCCCCGGTGGCCTTTTCTATCTCTTCAAGCAGTTGTGCCTTTGCAAGGTTAGTCAGATGCGGGCTGTTTGTGATAAGCCGCATAATGAATTGTGCTTCGGTTTCTGATATTTCTATTTCGCCGTTGTTTAGCAGGTCGGTTGCCCATTTTATCATCACATCAGGGACCCCGATATTGGCTAAAGCTAAAACATTTGCCAGGGTATCATCCATCTTTGTGGGAAGCGGTTCCCCTACAAGGTTCACAAACTGTTTATCTAAACTCAATCTCATTTCCATCCATCCTTTCGCATTTTATTCCGGAAGGGGCAGTTTCCCGCCCGCTCCCGGTATTTAGAGGTGGGTGTTAACATAATCATTTCCAGACTTCGGGGCGTATCATTTCTCCCACTTCCGGGGCCGGTATTTCCCGTGCGTGCGTTCTGTTTCGGCGGCATTAGGGATAATATTCATTCTAGTTAAATCACCCCATTTACAACCGATGACGGCTTTTAAAAGGTTGACAAACCAACCGCCTTGCAGGTGTATAAGCGGCATGTTCTGGGCGGCAGTATCTGCAATAATCTGTCGTTCAGTTTGTGCAAGGCCGTATAACTTGTCGAGGGTGTCTTTTGTTGCCTGGAGCAGATTTTCAAAAAGTTCATCAGCTTGGCCCTGTAATTCAACAAGCTTCGTCAATTCTTCTTTGTTCAGGTCACGCAGCGGGGCCGTCTCCGGCCAAGTAGCCCATACCTGTGCTTCAACCATACGCTTTAACTCGATATCTTCTACCCAGCGGAGGAAATACAGAAAATTATCTTTCAAGCATTCGATTGCCTCAGTTTCCCAGGTGGAGGCGGTTCCTTTTAAATTTGGGTTTTGAGATTTTTTCTCCGCATAATATTGTTG